GGCAATCCGCGTCAGGCATTCCGAACGCGCCTGTCTTTTTAGCCTGCTTCATTACCTCTTCATCGGGAGCTATCCCATAGAACGCCATGTAAGCAAGCCTGAACTGTTCTATCTCTGACGATATGTCTGATATCCCAGCATCATAAGCATCTATCAAAGTGTATACCTTGTCACAGTCGCCTTGAAGTTCTGTGTTGTTTTCAAATCTGATAAGTGGCACTCCTTCAAACATGTGCGGCTGTTCAGTCTTTCCGTTCTTCTGGTAAGGTACGAATATTATATCGCTTTTCCTTGTCTGGTCGTCTATCACATCTGATGAGATATAATAATAAACATTTTCCCTGTCGTAAAACTCGACATAGACATGTTTTTTCTTGTCCTGATCGCTTGTTATAGCGTAATACCTTAAAGCGTACTGTACTTCGTTCAGTGACCCATCTTTAATGAATATGCATTCCCATGGGTCGACATTCATTACAGACTCTATTCCGTCTGTGTTGATATATAACAGCCTTGCTCCGTAAGAACAGACTGAAGCCATTTTAAGCGTTTCACTGTCAAGAAATGGTATGTTGTTCCGCTTGTTAAACTCTGTTATTATGTCCTTGTCCTTTTTTAAAGTCTCAACATTTACTGTTTCGCCTGTCTTGTACTTGTCAGAGTCAAGTCCGTATATAATCGGGTTGCCGAGCATATATCCGACTTTTACGTCTATGATGTCAGAGTCAAACGTGTCGTTCAGCTGACGATTGATCTTGTTTTCCACTTCAAATTTGCGGTTGAAAATAGGTACTGCGTCATGTTCGACCTTATACCGATTGTAGTTCGTTATCATCCTCTGTTTCTTCTGTTCGTTATCGGTTATCAGCCCTTTTATGACCGCCGGAATCACAGACTGTTTGCCGATTTCTATCCTCTGTATTATGTCTGACATTATGCTCATATATATCACTCCTTTTGGTAGTTATTTTCCAATTGTAATACATTCGAATATTCCTCTGTTGTCCTAATCCCTTTTTTTAAATTACACTTCCAACACGAAGGAACTATATTATCAATATCATTACTGCCGTTGCGAAACAATGGTATTTTGTGTTCTCTAACCAGATGCGTTGTTTCCTTGCCGCAATAATAACATGTATTATTTGTTTCGGCACATAGTTTTATAAAATCCTCTTTAGTGTGTGATCCTTTTGCTTTTAATTCTCTTTCTTTTCTCCTTTGCTTTGCTAATCCATAAGTAGATTTTGCATTTTTAACAAATGGTAATGATTTAATATATTCTTCCGGGTATCTTAACGAGTTTTCAATATATTTATCCTTGTAACATACTGGACATCTTGTTAATAAAGTTGGATTGATACTACATATGCCACCGTCTTTATTAACCTTAAAAATCGCATATGTGATATCATCATCTTCAGATACATATTGACAATTATTACAAGATATTTTCATTCAATTACTCCTTAAAACCCTTTTACTGCTGTCATTTGCCTGTAAGTCATTTCATCTTCGTAACAATACCGTAAAGCATCGATCAAATGATTGTTCTTGTCTACTGGTACTTTCATCACGTTCCCGTCCTTATCCTCTTTCCACTTAAACTGTGCTATCTCGTTCTTAAAGTTCTGACATTTCGTATGTATGATAATCTTCTGTCTCTGAAGCCAGTCTATCCCGAAGTCTATCGAGTCTTTGCCTTTCTTTGCGCCTAACGCCTTTATGCCTAACAATCTCAATTCTGTTATAGACTTTGGTTCAGCAGAATCGCAAACAATGTATTCGTTCCCGATCATCGTTTTAAGGTTCTTTGCAAGGACATCGTTTGTCATTTCCCTTTCGTACAGTTCGTCAATAACATAAATTGTTTTATTCTTTTTGTCGTAATGTGTCCTTACTGTTGCAGCCGGATCAGACGAAAAGCCAAAGTCCTGACCGTTCTTGTAATTGTCAAATGTATCTAATATACAGACTTCTTTGTCTCCGACTATGACCATTTCTTTTGACAGATCTTTAACTTCCCAATTCTTGAATATCAGATTGCCAAGAACTCCCCAGTTGCCTAATGTGTAAACATCATGATAGTATTTGTCTGTTTCATTCTCTAATCTTTGAACGTCCTGCAAAGTCAGAAACTTGTTATCCTTATAAGTCGTTTTTAAAACCAGCATCTTGTCTGTCTTTAAAATCTTTTGCCCATCCTGCCAATTCCCAAAGTATTTAACAAACAAATGATGTGTTTTCATTATGGGATTAAAAGATAAAGTGATCCGCTTAGACACGTTCGATTCACTTATGCCTCTTAACCTTTTTTCAAGTTGCGTTATATCCGTTTCCGATATCTCCGTTGCTTCTTCTACCCAGATATCCGTGATTACTCCCAAAACCGGCGTTATGCTTTTTACTTTTTCAACATCGTCCAGTCCTACAAACAATATCTGATATCCGTTTATGCAAGTTATTGTCAAGTCCGTCCAATTTATTTTAAAAGCCTTCTGCAACTGTAAAAACGTAATAACTTTTACTATCTCATTGAATATTGACACCTTTACATATCTCTTTACGTTTCTGATACAAAGATAATTTCTTCCTCCTCTGCAAATGTCTATCACACACCTCTGTGCCAAAAATACAGACTTCCCAGAACTCGAACCACCAAAATAAATCTGTAATCCAGTATTGTCAAAGAGCCGGTTGAAATATATATCGTTTATCCAGCGAGTGTCAACTGTCCGAGTCAGGATCAATCTTCTCACCTTTTTCATTCATAAATTCAATCTTGATAGTCGCATCCTCTTTCAGGTTCAGATTGTCTGTAAACATAGCAAGGTGCTTACCAAGCAACTCTAAAGACTTAACTTTGTCATGAAATTTTATTTCACGTTCAGTGATTTCTGTATCATCCTTTGTGTGAGTGGTCTTGACTTTAACAGAAGCGATCGCAGAAGTATCATCTACTTCCGAACCGCTTCTCAATGTTGCATCATCCATATTTACTACTTCTGTAACATTCACAAACCCTAATCTTGCCAATTCTCTAAGCACTCTGTCTTGCGTAACACCTGTTCTTTTCGACCTTTCAGCCATCGCTTTGCTCACGCATGAGGCGACACTGCCTTTCGCTAACATTCTTGCTGCCTGCTCATTAGCTGAATTCGGATTATATCCTGCTCTTATAGCTGCCTGAGTTCCATTCAAGTCGATTAAATATTCCTCTATAAACTTTTCCTGCTTAACTGTTAAGTCAGCCATACGTCATCACCCTGTTTTTATTATACTACCATTGGAAATATTGTCAAATAACCGTTTGATATATTATAACATAATGAAATCCAACTTTCGCTTCACTTACAGATAACTTTATGATTGTTATATCTCTATTCTCGTCAAACCATCCATTCATGCTATACAAATTATTAAACTCTATCGCTTTATACATGTTCCCCCTCCCAGAGAAAAGAGGGCGGGTTTCCCCACCCTCAATATCTTATCTTCCCATAGCCGTGTTATATATTTCTACTAACTCTGATGCCCTCATGTTTTCTACTTCTGCGACAAAAGCGTCCCAGTCGTCCATAGGCTTATTTCCGTTTATGAAATTCGTTACGTTTTCCTGAATATAAGTCGATAACGGAGTAAGGATCTCTTTCATTGTTTCTGTTTCCGCTTCGTTCAATGCGACCGATGGTACGGAATAAGAATATACATTGTCTCCGTATACCTTGCCCGCAGGCGCCCATTTCCTTGCACCGTCAAACGCTCTATCGTTATAATATTCCGCATCTGTGAACACTTTCATCCAGTTGCTGTTTTCACCGCACCCGAATGCAAGGACCTTGTTCATGAATTCTTCTGACGCTTTTGTGGTCGTGTCGGGGTTCATCAGCTTGCCATTGTATTCTATGCAAGTCTCGCCTTCTACACCCCAGTACAACAGATCGTGGTTGTCCATGTCGTAAAACCAGTCCATCAGCTTCAGTATACCTTCAAGGTTTTCTGTCTTTGCGCTTATGACCGATCCGGTAGTTGAGAATCTTGATTTTCCTGCCCATCCGTAAAACGTATCGTTGTATACAGGAGGCACGAACGCTTCAAACTGACCCTCTAAACTGTTTGTAACGAGTCCGTTGTTCATAGTCGGCACGTTCATCATATTGTCCACCCAGAACAAACATACTCCGGTCATAGAATCCTGATACCACTGAGGTTCGGGATAAGTTGCCCATTCCGGCGTAAGGATGTCTCTTTCGACAAGAGTCTTGAAGAAAATAACAGCATCTTTAAAGTTCTGTGTCGAAACAGGATTGACAAATTTCCCTGTGTACTGATCATAGTATGGCACGTCCATCAAAGATGTTCCAAAACTGTAACTTAAAAGATTGAGGTTAAGCAGTCCTGACCTGTTTGTCCATATCGGGCCGTCTGTCGTTTCCCTCATGGCCGTCAGGCAGGCAAGCAGCTCATCAAATGACTCAAATGTCATATCGTAACCTAAAGACTCTACAATGTCTGATCTTATAACCCCGCCCAGTGAAGATGTCGGACTGTAGTCTCTGACCGTTGATGCAAAATAGATTTTTCCGTCAGATGATGTGATGCCACCAACGTAATCAGGATACTTGTCGATAAACGCCTTATA